GCCAAGCTTTCGGCGCTATGCCCACGTTTGTGAACCCTACGTTCGACGAAGACTGGCGTCCCCCACCACCGCCCACGACAGCGCCGGATCACTTACACCCTGAGCGGGAAGAGATCGCCAACGAACGCGCCGCCGCAAAGGAGGCAGAATGACTTGGTTCCTCACCTTCTTCAGTGATCTGTTCTACGTCATCGCCTGCGCAGCCATGATCGCGGGCGTGGCCTTGTATGGGGTCAGTTACTTCGCCAAACTGCTGCCGGTGATCGCCACCTATGCCCTGCTGATGCAAATCGGTGGCGTGGTAATGGCTCTGGGTGGCGGTTATTACGTCGCAGATCACAAGGGCTATGAGCGCCGTGTGGCTGAAGACAAAGCTGAGATCGACCGATTGAACGCCGAGGCTCGACAAAAAGAAGCCGAACTGGCCCAAACCCTTAAAGATAAGACCGCAGCACTTCGAAAGGCAACCAATGCTATTCAAGCCAAAAAGACTGATACTTTTAAGCGCATTGACTCTGGCGAGTTGCGCTTCCCCTCCACCTGTAGTGTTCAAGCCGGTACAGATGCCGGAACTGCCGGAGGAGATACAAAAGATGGAGCCGAATCTGAGCGACAGGCTCTTAAAGATATTGTCACCATCGCAGCAGAAGGCGACACAGCCATCACCCGCCTCAACGCCTGCATCGACACCTATAACGCAGTAAAGGACAAGGTCAATGTTAAACAGTGATCAACTTCAAAAGCTGGGTATCAGCCCCGCGTGGGTTGATGGTTTGAACAAGACCTTTGAGCGGTTCAACATCTCAACACCCCGTCAACAGGCCATGTTTATCGGCCAGTGCGGCCACGAGTGCGCTAACTTTAAGATTCTTGAAGAAAACCTAAATTACAAAGCGGCTACGTTGATGCGGCTTTGGGATAAACGCTTTCCCACACAAGAGATTGCCAATCAATATGCAGGAAACCCCAAGAAAATTGCCAACATGGTTTACGCGAACCGAATGGGCAACCGTGACGAAGCTTCTGGCGACGGGTTTCGTTTTCGAGGGCGGGGATGCGTTCAGCTTACCGGCCACGCAAATTATTATCACGCGGGACAAGCTCTCGGATTCGATTTCGTCATGCAACCCGAACTCGTCGCCACCCCAGAATACGCAGCCCTGACCGCTGGGTGGTTTTGGGACACGCATAAGCTGAACGCTCCTGCTGACGCTTGGGACTTTGTTAAGTGCACAAAAATCATCAACGGCGGCAAAATCGGACTTGCCGAACGCCAGCAGCACGCAGAACAGGCGCTGACAGTTTTAACGGCTATAATTTAAGGTAATTTTGGGGTTTATTCATGACCACGCCTTCTTTTGTTCTAACGTATGACAGCCTGACTTCTACGGTGCTCCAATACTTGGAACGTAAAGATCAAGCAGTCATAAACTTCATCCCAACTGCGATTACTCTTGCAGAGTTTGAGATCGCCCAAGAGATTAAAACACTCGGGCAGCTTGAAGTAGTTGACTCTACGATGCAAGCAGGTAACCCAGTTATACCTAAACCGGCTCGCTGGCGTAAGACGGTTTCTATGACCATCGCCACTTCTAGCGGTAAGCAGCCGGTTTATCTGCGTAAATTAGAATATTTAAATAACTACTGGCCTAATGTCAGCTCAACTGCTACTCCTCAATACTATGCAGACTATGACTATGATCATTGGTTTTTTGCGCCCACACCTGACCAAGCTTACTCGTTTGAAGCGTTATGCTATACGCGGTTACAGCCGCTGTCTTCGGACAATCAAACGAACTGGTTGACGCAGAACGCTCCCAATGCATTATTGTTTGGAACATTAAAGCAAACCGCGCCTTTCTTAAAGAATGACGCTCGGTTGACTACTTGGACGCAGCTTTTCCAAGAAGCGATGGCTGCGCTTAAATCTGAGGATCAACAGCGCTTGGTTGACCGTCAAACTATTGCATTGGATTCACAATAATGACCACGTACACCAACCCCTTTACTGGCCAAACAGTAAGCCCTTCGCAGGTTAGCTACGAATCGTTAACAATTACCGCAAACACTCCGCTAGAGTGGCCAATTAACGGTAATAACAGCGTAACTTCTGCAAATATCATTGACGTGACTGCCACCATCGGCGGCGCGGTTTTCCGCGGCACTATTTCAGGTGTAACGCTAACGGTTACTTCGGTTACTTCGGGTGTAGTTGCCGTTGGTCAAGTGATTACCGGAACTAACATCGCAGCGGGAACAACTATCGTCGGTTACGGTAGCGGTTCTGGCTCTACCGGCACTTACGTTATCAATATTTCGCAAACTATCGGCACTGCTGAAACTATCACGGCTTCCGCGTTGTTGCTTGAGTTACCCCCCGCTACGCAAGTATCTACCGGCCAAGCGATTATTGTTCGCAACGTAGGTTCTTTTGCGTTTACAGTTGCAGACACCTCCGGTAACGCGATCGTATCAATCGCTTCTGGAGCGGCTTATTACATTTGGCTAACAGACAACACGACCGTAAATGGCGTGTGGACTGAAGTTCAGTTTGGAGCGGGAACATCGTCGGCTAATGCCGCCACGCTGGCCGGTTATGGTTTGGAGTCGTTAGGTTCAACGCTCAACACGGTTACCCCGCTGGTCAACTACTACTCCAGCGCTACCCTAAGCGCAAACGCCCAATCGCAACTGTCTGTATGGCAGGGAGGCGCAGGAACTATCACGTTGCCCTCGTCTGCAACGGTCGGTATTAACTGGTTTACTGTTATCAAGAATAACGGCACGGGTATTTTGACTGTGCAAACTACCGGAACCGATCAGATTGATGCTTCGGGCACCTCAACCCAGTTACAAATCGGTGAGTCATTTGCGCTGGTTTCTGACGGCTCAACTGGTTTTAGCTCTTGGGGTTACGGACAAAGCGCGATTTTCTCTTTCACTCAAGAGCAAATCTCTGTCACCGGCGCAGGGGCTACAATTACGCTGACCTCAACTCAAGCTTCTTACACGCTGCAAGAGTACTCAGGCGTTTTAAGCCAAAACACGGCTGTAGTTGTACCTCAAACGGTTCAGTTTTACGTTATCACCAACAATACAACTGGCTCATACACGCTGACATTCAAAACAAGCGTTGCGGGCGGGGCAACCACTACTATTCCTACTGGCGCAACGGTCGCCATGGTGTGCGATGGTACAAACGTCTACGCTGTTTCGACCGTGTCAAACAGCGTTGGGACAATAACTTTGAGCGTTGGTTCATCTACTAATCCATCATTGAATTTTCAAGGTAATCTGAACACTGGCCTATACCTGCCTAACTCAAACCAAGTCGGTGTTACGATTAACGGCACTGAACAGGCCTACTTTAGCGCATCGGGGCTAACCGTATTTAACGGTATCAGCGGGGGCACGTTTTGACCGCTAAAGTCATTGCCTTACAAGTCCCTCCGGGGATACAACGTGACGGGACGCTGTTCGCTGCGCCTTCGTACGTTGACGGGCAGTGGGTTAGGTTTCAGCGGGGTTTACCTCGCAAAATTGGCGGCTACACAGGCGCATTTTTAAATGCTTCAGGTATTTCTCGCGGTTTGACCATGAGTGCCTCAAACGGCCTCAACTACGTCATTTCAGGTTATAGCGCAGGGTTGCAACAGTGGGCGACGAATAGCGTGACCGCTATCGGAACCGGCCCAACGCCTTTTTCTTTGGGCTCATCGTTTACGCCGAACGCCAACAACTTGTGGCAGTTTGATATTGGCTGGGATTCAACAGGCGGCGGTAATCTGCAGCTTATCGCGCACCCAGGACAAAACCTACAAGACATTTCAAGCACGGTTAACACCCGCCCTCTGTATGGAACTTTTACTGGCACTACGCTGGCGCCTGTGGGGGTGTTCACTGCAGTAGGCTCAGTTACATCAGGTTCGGCTAACGCTACATTTTCAGCTGTAAACATCGCTATGGGTCCTGGGGTGTCTATTAGCGGCACAGGTATTCCAGCAAACACTACTGTAGTTTCTGCTTCGTTAGTCTCTAGCGTCTGGACCGTGGTGATGAGTAATCCAGCGTCGTCTAGCCACTCAAACATAACTATCACGTTTGATAACAACATCTCTGTTTCAGGCGGTGTTTGCATGTTGTACCCGTATATGTTTGTATACGGCAACAACGGCTTGATTCAAAACAGCTCTGCTGGTGATTTTAACAACTGGACAAGTGCTGACTCAAACGCCAACAACGTAGCTTCGACCAAGATTGTAAAAGGTTTACCAGTTCGCGGGGGCACTACTTCACCCTCAGGTCTATTCTGGTCTCTTGACTCGGTTATTCGGGTGTCTTATACACCCACGACCGTAACTACCGGTACAACGTCAGAAACGTTCTACTGGCGTTATGACTTGATTACGCAGCAAAGCTCGATTTTGTCGTCAAGCAGCATGATCGAATATGACGGTATCTTTTACTGGGCAGGGGTTGACCGCTTCTTGATGTACAACGGCGTCGTGCAAGAAGTTCCTAACTCAATGAATCTTAACTGGTTCTATGATAATTTGAACTACACCCAGCGCCAAAAAGTATGGTGTACAAAAGTGCCTCGTTGGGGTGAAATTTGGTGGTTTTACCCTCGCGGCGACGCTACAGAATGTACTGACGCAGTCGTGTACAACGTGCGCGAAAAGGTATGGTATGACGCTGGCTCAGCTCCTGGCGCAGTGCGCTCAGCTGGTATTTATACTGAGGTGTTTCCTAAACCGATCTGGGGCGAAAGCAAAGCAACCCCGATA